TATGGCCAACAGGAGGGTAAGTATGAACAAGATACGAGAAATTATTCGTCTCAATGAAGAGGCTGGATTAAGCTATCGGAAGATAGCACAGGCGGTTATATTCGCCAGCGGGCCCGGGTAATCCCTGCAGGGGAATATCCTGATGCAAAGTTCAAGAAAAGGGTGCTCAAGCAGGGACCAGGCGGGGTATATAACGGGATCCTGGTGAATTACATCTCAGAGGGTAATGCGCCTGCTGATGAAAGCAAGCTCGAGCATGATCTGTTCGTGCTCGATCCGTCTGACAACAAGATCGCATTCTTCTACATCACGAGCGAGGAGAGTCTGCAGAATCCGACGGCGGTGACTGCGGACATGGAAGCATCTTTCAGGGGGGCTCTTGCTCAACTGGAAGATGACCTGTTCATCAATGGCGATGGAGTTGGAAAGCCAAAGGGAATCCTGAACTCCTCAGGGATAAAGCTCATAGCCCGCAACACCTCTACGGATTTCAAGTTCGCCGATGTACTTCAGATGGCCAAATATATGTATCCCAATGCGGTCAATCGGAACTGGGAGATCAGTCTCGATCTGTATGAGAAAGTCGGAGGCATGGCAGATGCCCAGAGCCGGTTGATCATGATTACCGGAGATGCTACCAAGGGAATACCAGATCTGCTGCATGGGAGACCGATCCATTGGAGTGAAAATCTTCCGGCTGCTGGAAACAGAGGGGATGTCATTCTGGCCGACTGGTCATTCTATTACATCAAGGACGGCTCGGGTCCCTTCTTCGCAACTGATCCCTACACAAGGTTCTTGGAAGGGGAGATCAGGGTGAAGATGACCGTCAAAATGGACGGCGATACATGGGTGAAAGCACCCCTGAAACTAAAAAATGGAATGGAGGTCTCTCCATTCTGCGTACTGGAGGCGTGATATGAAACAGAGAATAAATGAAGAAGTCAAAGTCGATATCGGCCTTGTTTCCCAGGCACTGAACAACACCAATGCGACAGGGAAATATCACCCGATCAAAGAGTACAGGCAGGTCCTGGCGGTGCTGAACGGCGGAGCGATGGCAGCTACGAAAACCACAAAGATCGAGCTCCTGCAGGCAAAGGATGCAGATGGAACCGATGCGAAGGGGATCCCCACAGATGCGGGTCAGGAGGCAACAGCGGAGATCACGGCAAATACTCTGATCACAGAAGGGACCATTGATCTCACCTCGGTGGCAAACACCGATATTGTGACGGTCAATGGGATCTCTTTCACGAAAGCTGCTGCAACGGATGCGACAAAGCGTGAGTTTGCCGATGCTGCAGGTCTTGTGACCTGTATCAATCATGCAACATACGGAGTTCCCGGTGTTTCAGCATCGTATTCCGGCAATGTGGTGACGGTATTCTCAACAGAGCCAGGTGAAGTGGTCATCACTCTTGAGAAGACGGAAGTTGCAGGGACCATTACTCTTGCGACCACAAAAGCACAGGCTTTCGTGGAAATCAATAGCGGAAAAATCGACAAGAAAAACGGATTTAACCATGTTGCAGTGAAAGTCACCACTACAGCGAACTCAAATGTGGCAGTTGTCATGCTGCGGGGAAATGCCAGGTTTACCCCTGAGCAGAAGGTCGGGGCTAAGGCTGTTGTATAAGCTCTCACGAGCTAAAGAATAAAATCATTTCAATAATCCAGGGGGGAGGTTTCTCTCCCTGGATTATCAAAGGAGTAGTTATGAAAATCGAAGTAATAAAAGCAAGATTGGATGGGAAAGATCTTGAACCTGGAGAAGTTATTGATATCGATGATCAGCTGGCCTTGCGATGGGTTCAAAAAGAACATGCAAAGTTTCCAAAAGAAAAAACAACTCGCCCAGGACAGGAAAATGATCTTGTGAAAATGAGCAAGAAAAAGCTGCTTTCTCTTGCAAAAGAGATGAATGTGGATATACCGGATCCGAAGAGCGCCAAGAAGGAAGACATAATCGCATTGATAGAGATATCGAAAGTGATTGGGGCCGGCACTGATGAATCAACCGGAGAGGACAATGAAAAATCAGGACAAGATAAAGAAAAAGCCCAGGCCTGAAACAGCAACGAAGGAACCGTCTGAAAACGCAGCGAGAATGACTGGCAAAATTAATAAATCATAGGTGTGAGAATGGGATTAAAGCTGATTACTGCTCCACAGGAAGAGCCGATCACACTCGCAGAGGCGAAAAGTCACCTGAGGATAACTAGCACAGATGAAGATGCGCTTATTGAGACATGGATAAAGGCAGTCCGGGAATATTGCGAGGGATATCAGAATCGAGCATATATAACTCAGACATGGGAGCTGTCCCTGGACCGATTTCCAGACAACAGCATTATTAAGGTTCCCCTTCCACCTCTCCAGGATATTACGAGTATCAAATACTATGATCCGGAAGGAACGGAGAAGGAATTTTCATCGGATGATTATGAGGTTGATACTTACAGCGAGCCAGGAAGGGTTTCGCTTGGATATGGTAAGTCATGGCCCTCTGAAATATTGCGGCCGGTAAATGGAGTGATCATCACATTCACAGCAGGCTATGGGGATACTGCGGATAAAGTACCTGAGAAAGTAAAGCAGGCGATCAAGGTCCTGATAGGCGAACTCTATGAACACCGTGAGGTAACGGATGTGAAGGAACTCAAGGAGGTTCCCTTTGCGGTCCATGCACTTCTGGGATTGGAAAGGATCGTACCCATATGAGAGCAGGCAAATTACGGCATAAAATAATAATACAGGATTATACCGAATCCCAAGATAGGAGTTATGGAGAAGTAACAAAGCCATGGTCTGATTATGAAACGGTCTGGGCCTCCATAGAACCGATCAGAGGCCGGGAGTTCTGGGAATCGCAACAGATAAATGCAGAAGTCACGGCAAAGATTACAATCAGGCATCTTTATGGTATAAATACAAAGATGCGGGTCAAATACGGCAGCCGAATATTCAAGATAATATCCGTGATCAATCCAGAGGAAAGAAACGTGGAGCTTCAATTAATGGTGAAGGAGGAAGTTTAATAGTGGTATCAGGGATAAAGATTAAGGGAATCGAGCAGTTGAAGAAAAAGCTCAACAGACTTAGTTCTGGATTAAATGCTGAAATTGAGAATGCTCTTACAAAGGGTGCTGAAATCATCAAAGAAGATACGATTGAACGGTTGAAACCTTATTTTTACCAAACCATTGAAACCAGAAAGACAATACATATAGAAAAGGTAATGGATCATGGAGAAAAGATAGCAGATGTCATTGTGGGGGTTGATCCTGATTATATCCTATATCTACCAAGAGGAGGAACTGCACTCAAATGGATTGCCTTTGGAAAAAGAGGATATGCTCCATATCCATTCTTGAGAATGTCTTATGATGCGAATAAAGGAAAAGTGCTGGATGTAATCAAAAACGAATTAAAAAAAACAATTGGGAAAGCAGTCAAATGACAATCGAACAGGCTATATATTCCTATCTTTCAGAAGAGGCAGGAATAACGGATATAGTGGGGACGAGAATTTATCCAATATTTTTACCTCAGGATACGGATTATCCTGCACTGACGTATATAAGAATATCGGGACCAGAGCATCATGATATTGATGTGTCTTATCCGAGGTTTCAAATAAGCTGCTGGGCCAAAAGCTATGCTGAAGCCAAAGGACTTGCGGATGAGGTGAAGGCAGCCTTCCAGCGGTTCAAGGGTGTGATGGGAGGAGCGCAAGGCGTAGAGGTAATTCAGGGAGTATTTATGAATGATTTAGACCTCTATGACAACGAAACCCAGGTATATCATATACCTGTTGACATAAAATTAATTCACAGAAAGTGAGGAGTAAAAAATGTTTCAAACATCAGTGCAAAGAAAAAGCGCCATTAGGTTTGGAAGCTGCAAGATTGAGATCGGGGACGATGTGCCCGGCCTCGAAGACATCGGTATAGTAAAGAATGTTGTGTTCACCGAGGAGCTGACCTTTTCCGACAGGGGTGCGGACAATGCTGATCTGATACGGTTCCTGAGGAAGGTCCGAGCAATCGTAACCGGCGACCAGGAGGAGCTGGACCTGGAAATGATCTTCAAGTTGAGAGGCGAAATTGATTCCTATTCGATTGTTGCCGGTACTGAAGTAGCAGGAGTTGATCAGGTTGTGTATGCCGGTCAGTGGCACTACAACGATTTCATCCAGATCGAAAACCAGATGGGAGACAAGACACAACCTACGATAAACTCCGTGACCGGAAGTACAGACGGGGCATTGGTGGAAGATACTGATTATTATGTGGGTAAGGATGACGACGGCGACTGGGGTATTTTCATCATTGATTCTGTGACTGTCACCACTGAGGATCAGAACATAACCATCAACTACGATTACACTCCCAATGCGGCGAAGAAGCTCGAATCCGGCGGAAGCGGTGTTGAGATGACACCAAAAATTGTGAGGCTTACAAACAATAACGAGGCGGGAAAGGTTCTCAGACTTACCCTTTGGAAGGCTTTTTATGATGCGAATTTCAACATCACTTTTCAGCCAGACGAGGGAGAAGAACCTGCCCTCAATCCGTTCACATTACTTGGTGTGCCTGATATCTCAAAGGCTGCAGGAAAGCAGGTCTATGAGATATATGACGAACAGAGTATTACTTAAAATTTGAAGATGTGAGTAGAGATCATAGACCTCGACGTAATCAAACCGAAGCCCCGGAAAGTGAAGATTCAAGGGAAGGTGATCGATATAAACCTGATCCCCTTCGACGTTACCCTGGACATGGCAGAGCATTTTGATTCCTTCATAAAGCTTGGGAAAATGTTCAAAAAGACGAGCCTGCAAAAGCTAAAGGAAGGAAAAGCCGAAATCCAGGGTGAAATAGACGGAAAACCGATCAAGGATGTGCTTTCGGTGATGTACAGCTGTACGGTGAAAATCCTGACCAATGCAGACGAGTCAATAACGGAAGATTGGATTCGGAAGAACGTCAGTAGCGAGCAGATGATGATTCTTATATCAGCACTGCTTGAGCCGCTGATGGATCAGTGGGGTACACAAAAAAAAATGATGGGACTTTGAAAAAGGGCACTGTCCGGATACCGCTGGGGCTTATATTCGCAGAGATGGGCCACTGGTATTCCTGGGCGACTAGGGAATACATCTTATACAAAATGAGCGCTCCCCAGGTTTTCCTCTACCACAGGATGATCCCTCCTGAAGGAAGGTTGCAGATAAAATCCGGTC